GATTACGCCCCCACTTTCTTGGCTGCTTGACGCTGCAAGAATGCAAACAACTTGCTGCTGGAGCAACGCTCACAGCGCAGGTCTTGGGACAGTGCTAGGAATTCAGAAGCTGGCAGAGTAATGTGTTCACCGCGCAAGCTTCCTCCAGAGCGGCCAGACTTGCAGGTAGGTCCGTACTTGACTGTATGTTGCAGATGCTCTTTGCGTTGTGTCATGGTCAACTCCTGTTTCTCGGTGGTTGTTGGTATAGCACTGCGCTACACCATGAAACGGATCATAAGGCAAAACAGGGGCTACGCCAACAACTTTCTAAAATCTTGACCTAGATCAAGTTTTTGGGGCTTTCGTCCGTTAGCATGGTCTGTCTTCCCGCTATACAGAAAGGCATGTTATGCGTCAGAAAGTATTCACTTTGCGGCTGCGGCCAGAGAGCCGCGCCCTGTTGGACAAAGCCGCCGAGGATCAGCGCCGCTCCCGCGCCAGCATCATAGAGGAGTGCATCCGGCAGGCGCTCACGCCACGCTACAGCGACACGCAGTCCAGGCTCAATCAGATGCTGGGGCAGCGATGAGAGAGGTCATCCTAGCACTGGACCTGGGCACGACCAGTGGCTGGGCAGCATCCAGTGATGGTTCGATCTCGCACGGCTACATCACCTTCAAGCCGGGGCGCTATGAGGGCGGCGGCATGCGTTACCTGCGCTTCAAGAACTGGCTGACAGAGATCAAGGCGCAGCTGGGCCAGGTGGATGCCGTTTACTTCGAGGAGGTGCGCCGCCATGCTGGGACTGATGCGGCTCATGTCTACGGTGGCTTCCTGGCCGTGCTGACCGCGTGGTGCGAGCATCACAAGATCGCCTACCAAGGCGTTCCCGTGGGG